ATTGTGTTATTAAATTCTGAAGCACTACAAGGAACATATAAATTATTCTGTGGACTAACTAAAGCAGTCGTACTCCTACCATAATCATCCATGTATATGATTCCAACCTCATACCCCCTATTGCTATGTAGACTAGATGGGCTTCCTATCTTTTGATAGACAGCATCCACACTTGTTATTTCGTAATACTCATAGCTTGTATGAGTTATCCCCGTAAATGGTGACGCTACATCAACGAAAGCCATAGCAGGTAATGTGAAAAGTATACCCGTTCCCGCTCCCACCATTCTAATTGGCTCATCTACCTGAAGGATACCACTCTTGTATTTATATAGTGTTGGAGTCCCTGCGAGTTGGTTTGGTATGGTACAGTTAAATGCATCAGTAAATGTAGCACCATTACAGGCATTTACTACAGGCTTAATATTTCCCGAAGGAAGTGCAGTACCAACCTTATCTATAAAGTCAGGGTCAGATGCAAGTGCGGACACACTACTAAAGTCTTGTTGAAGTCTATAGTCGAATGTTATTATTTGTTCTTGTGTTGTTTCTACGGGTGGGGTAGCTCCCGTCCAATCTGCATGCTTAAACCTTATAGTGATACTAAGCAATGCCCCTGAGACTAAATCAACCCCTGCTAAGTTAAGAATAAATGATGAGTCGTTCACAAAGTGGCTAGGCACATCAATGTAATAAGTAATTATCCCCACCGTTGATGTAATTAACTCCTCCAAGCCTATCTCTTCACTAGATAATGTTGTAATGTACTCAAGTCTTAATGGATTGTTGTTTAAGTCTATTAGTTTATAGTCCTCTAAATAGTTGCCGTAGAACAACCTATTCCCCATAAGTGTTTGTGCTTGTGCAAGACGAGGCACGTTGTCGTAAAGTCTAAGTATCTCAGAATCAGGAAGTATTGTAAAAATCTTACTATTTGTAAAGACGTATGTCTCAATACTATCATTAGAAAGACCTAGCAAATCCTTATCTAATTCCTCAATAACCTTTATAATAGAAGAGTTCATATCCTTAAATAACAGCTCTATTGACTTAACTAAATGACTTCCTGTGTTGTAAATAATCTCACACTGATTAGTGGTGTTCAACATACCCGCATTTAAAGCCGTAGAAATGTCATAGTTGAATACTCCCGGCAAGAAATTTGGTGCTGAAAACTGAGAGGTAGCAGAGTACTCATTGTTGCTGTACCTGTACCTGTAAGCAAAGGATATGAACCTGTCCTCCAAAAAGTTATCCTCTGAACTTGTTGTAAGTGGGATAACCTGTGGTGAGTTTATTGGTGGCTTCTTGATTACAAGTATTGCTTCGTCTGTGAATCCATCTACTCCTGATAAAGGATTAGGGTAATTAGTTTTTACGTTTATACGCCTTGGTGCATTATAGTTGTCAGTAAAGAATAACAAGTCTTCAATTTTATTTACCCCCGTTATCAAGTACTTGCTATTAAAGTTAAGCGTCGTATTAATACCTCCCCCATCATTAACAGATATTACATGGTAAATGATTATACTTGTTTTTGTGTTATAGGAAACAATCAAGTCTAATTTCCCGGTCAAAGAAGGTCCAAAGTCAGGGTCGTGTACAAACCAATACAACGTCTCATTAGCCCCATCATCGAATGCCCCAATACAACGTGCCCTGAGACTTAAGTCAGTCCCATCGTATCTTAAGTTTGTTAGTATGATGTTGCCCTTAGTGTTTTCAATAACACCTATTTCAGAGCCTTCACTAGACCCCATACGAATATTCAATGCGTCAATATACTCACCGTTTGGAACGATTCGTTCATCAACCATTTTATTCATCTTACCCTTAATAAAATTTCTTGTTATGTTTGCCATATTATTTAAGCCACTTATCTTGTCCTCTTAAAGTTTGTAAAAGTCTACCGGGATGTATGTTGCTAATTCTTATTTTAGCATTTCTCAATAAAGCACCTCTTCTTTTTCTAACCCTAGCTACTATGTACTCCTGTACATTAAGCTTTGAGCCTAGTATAGCATACTCAATAGCAGCGTACACGTAGTCTTCAAATAGTTTGTTTACAGAAACTCTTGAGTCATCACCATTTTCCATTCCGTCAGATATGTACTCAAGTATAACCAAATTATCTTTTATGCTTGAGCTGAAGTTTATAACACCTGATTTTTTGTCAATAGTAAAAGTAGGGTTAGCATTAGCCGTTTCAGTGTTTAATCCAAATCTTGCTCCTATATCAGCCCCAAAGTACCAAGACCCGTCTACATTGTATCCGGACATCCCGTTAAACTGAGCATTGTTTTGGTCTAGGTAAACACTCTTCTTTGTCCCCATAATCCTATCATAGTCTATATTAGAGAATTGAGGTCTTAGTATGTTTCCGTCAACATCAAAAAGTATATTCCCCGTGTTGTCTTGAAGGTAAGCGTTAGATGTTTGAGTCTGAAAGTTTTCTGTGAGTGGAAAAAGAACACCATCCTTGTACACAGATACTCTAACCCAATTAACATAATCCGGAGGTAACACATACCTCAGGTACTCGTTAACATTAAGTTCTAAAACTTTTATTTCCTTGAACGCATCGTAGTTTAATTCTTGTATAGCACGCTTGGCGTGAAACAAAACCTTAAACCTCTCCTCATTGTTTACGAGGCTATGATTCCCTGCGTACATCAACATAAAATTGTTAACGATGTCATATAGTGAGACGTATTGATACGACCCCCAATTCACATCTTCAGGTGCTAGTCCATTATTCTCGTAATACTGATATTCTGATATATATGCCATTATGCTTGTTCTTGATTATTTAAACTTTCTTTCGTTTGTGCAAAACTATAAACATCTGATTCCCTAATAGACACGCCTGCATACTGAAGTATTTTTAATGTTAAATTAGTTTCAGAATCTAATGCCAACTCAAAGTCTTGGTAGTCAGTTTGCGATGCGTCAAACGAAGGCTCACCATTGGTAAGCGTAATAAAAGTCCACTTAGGGTCTTTAGGGTATCTTATATACTGAGATACTATCCGACCAACAGAGTCTAATGTGTCAGGGTATACGTTTAATGAAGCACTCTCGGTTGTATAAGCAGGAAACAAAATGCTTGGGCTTATAAGCGTTGAATTGTTAAGAATAGTAATCTTACTATGAGTAACCTTCTCAGCCTCATTCATCTGAGTACCCTTCTTGTATACTGCGTATTTTTTTGGTGCTACATTAAAAAAAGCTCCTGTAACGGTAATGTCGGTGTCTGAGTTGACGGCAGTTACAGTAACGTACTGAACGCCACCATTTTCTACAGCTACTATGTCTCCAACGCTAACCGTCAATGTGAATGTTGCTGATGTATCAATAACCTGATTATTTCCAACTACAGTAGATGTAGTAGTTCCCTCAGCGGATACTTCTTTGTATACCAATACCTTATTTAAAAGGTAGTAGTCACTTCCTGTAGTTATAGTAGATGGAGTAAAGTACTTGCTTCCAACTTGGTTAATTAATCCCTTTGTCTCTGAAAAAACATCTAACTCCTCTTCTATGCCCTTTGTAATATCTGCATACCCCGTGCCTGAAGTTCTAGAATTCTCTTTATTTACTTGATAGTTATATTCATAGAAGTAACTCTCAAACAAATCTAACTGAGCCTGCTTCGCAAACAAATTAAAGTCAGATGGAGAAAGGTATCCATAATTGTTCTTATTAAGAACAGACAAAACTGTATTTCTAACCGTATTTATCATCGTGAAACTTTTGACAAAGATAAGCAAAAAAAAAAGGTGTCTGAAAACAGACACCCTTCCTTGTAAACTTATACTTAAGATTATCCCTCTAGTATACTCTCAAGCATTTTCAATGATTCAATCCCATCGTCACTCGTTAAGAATGATGCAACCATAAAGTACGGGTCTTCTCCGTAAGGTACAACAAGCATTCTATTCTTGTTAGACTTAGTGCTAAACCAAACCTCTTTCTTATTCTTTCTCAACGAAAGCAATCCCTCGTCAAAAAATAAATGTATCTTAGCCTGAAGTTTCAACATAGGGTCGTTTAGGACATTAAGAAACTCTTTCGGCTCTGTTCTAGCAAAAACCAATATATCTCTCTTTAACTCTGCAGTAGATACTTTTGAAATATCAGTCCCGAATAAAACTCTAGATATACTTTCAACCATATCAATCTCAAGGCTTCTTGCCGCTATCAAAGCGTCAACCTCCTCATTTAGGTTTTCAATATCTTTTGCTGCATCTTTTTCTTTATTTACCTCAATGAATTTTTTACCATTATAAGGGTGGTAGTGTAAAAACTCTTGTAGTACAGGGTTAGTCCTTGCAACTCTTAGCATCCCATCAATAAAAATAACGGGGTCTAGAATAGAATTTCCATCCTGCTCGTCCTCAAATGGACTTTTTTGATTTCTAGCGTAACGCAATGCCCTATTTGTATTTTTACTTTCATCGAAGTACATTAAAGGGAATACTCTTGAATTACGTGTTGGCAGCGTATAAGATAAAGGGGCTGCATTTCTTGTTAGTTTATAGACCTTGTCTACGATTGTTACTGTACTTTTCATAATTAGATATTATTAGATTAAAAAAAAAGGAGTGTGCCTTTAAAAGCACACTCCCTGATAAAAATACTTCTTACTCAGCGAATAAGAAGAAGTTGTTAGCACCTAGTGTACATACAGCTCTTTCAGAAAGGAAGTGTACTTCCATTGCATCAAGGTCGCTTGTCATTGCACCACCTGCTGAACCTGTAATCCATGTTTTGTAACGTCTATCTTCAGTTTCTGAAGCTCTGTAACGAACATGTAAGAAAGGTCTCTTAGCATTTTTCCCTAAGATTTGGTCATAAACAGATGTTGAACCTGCAGGAACTAATAGTCCACTAACTCTGCCTGAACCTGCTACACCTGACATATCGCCACGCATAGTTACATCGTTTAAGTATTTCCAATCAGACTTGTAGAAATCGTAACCTCTTCTAAATCCTGTGAATCCTAAGTTAAGAGCCATGTCTTTGTCATTGTCAAACAATCCATAAGAAGTACCGCCCGCACCATAGGAGTTTTGAGAAGCTAACATATCGTCAATACCGAAAGAGAATTCTCTATCAACAAACAATACATTCTCTTCAATAGCACCTTGCTTATCTAATCGAGAAACAATTGTATCAAACTCAGCAAGAGTTGTAGGGAATCCACCGCCCCATACATTACCTCTGTTTTCTACTACGTAGAATACACCTTCAGAGCCTTTGTTACCAACATTCGTGTTAGCTGCTTGTGTAGCTGCACCGGAAGCTGCCTCTGCAGGTACTGCTTCAATCATTGCAGTCTCAAGATAGTCGTCAAAACGCAATCTTGTTTCGTGCTCAGATTTCAAATACCAAAGGTATCCGCTTGCACCATTCTCAGTTGTTACTTCAACCCACCCAATTTGAGCCATATCAGAACCTGATACTGCATACTTATCTTTAATGATAATTGGAGAGTTCTCAAAGATGAAATCTTCAGATTCTAAAGAACCTTGCATTCCTGTAGTTCCTTTTCTAAATTCAGAGCCATAAATGAATATACTTACTGTAGCACCAATTCCAAAAGTTTGTCCTGCTGCTTCATAGTAAGATACATCAATAGTATTAGCTGCAGTATCTACAGCAGTAACAATAGCCTTGTTAGACCCTGCTCCTGCAATGTCAGAAATCATAACTGTCTGACCTGCACGTACTGCAATACCACCCGTGCCCGGTACTAATGTATCATTTACAGTAATAGTTGCATTCGCAACACCTGCCGCTACATCTGTTGCACAATTTACATATTTAGTATGTAGTCGTCCTTGTTCAGCCCATTTAATAAGGTCTGAGTTTGACGGCATTTCCGCCCCTACCATTCTTAAGAATGATGAGATGGTACGATTGCCGTATCTTTCAAATTCTTTCTCGTATGTATCCGGAAGATACTGATTTAAGAAATCGAAATTCGTAATATAATTACTCGCTAATGGTACTTGCTCTGAACTTGGTTGTAGAGCGAATCCCGGAGTAGTATTAACTTGTCCTGCCATTTTTTCTAATTTTTAATTTTTTGGTTTTTTAATTTTTTACTTTCTACTTTGTATTTTTAAGCCTCTTCCCGATGAAGGGTTTACGGCTTTAACTTGAATCCCTCCATTGTTTGTAATCTCAGGTGCACTGCGTGTAGTCATGTTTATATTTTTTGTCTTACGCATAACATCCTCAGTCGCAATCGACTTGCCTTGCTCATAAAAGAACTTAGCAAACTTTTCAGGATTCATTGCGATGGATAATGACCTATGGTATCCAACGGCATCTTTTAAAAGCCCATCGTCATCTAAAAACTTTTGAATAAAAGTTGATGGATTTTTTTGAACACTTAATAGTTCCTTTGAATCTCCGGGAGCATAAATGACTTTCTTGTCTACATCAACAGAGAACTCAAAACCTTTGAACTCCCCTCCGAATACTTCGTCTGTCTTTTTCATAAACCAATCTGATTTACGCTTTGTTTCCTCCTCGTAGGTCGTCGCATCTAGAACATATTGCCTATAATCCTCCAATGACTTCTTATCATCATCTGAAATAGAACTCCCACTTGACTCAAGAGGAATCCTGTACTTTTCTTTCTGAGACTCAAAGTAATCTTTGGCTTTAGCAATTGCTTTCTTTTTTTGTAATCTAACTTTTTTAACAGTAGTCTCATCATCATAATCCTCATCAAAAGAGTAGTCCTCCATCAATGCGTCTATGTCCTCTTCGTCAAGCCCCTTTTCAGTTGCAGTTAGATAATCTTTAAGGAGTTTGTCAGGGTCAATGCTTTCAAAATCTCTATTTAACTTAGAGAAGTCTTCAAAACCCCTTCCTGTATCCTTCTTATATTTTAAATAAGCAGAAACATCTTCGGGAAGTGGTTCACTCTCTTCACGAGCTTGAAACAAATCATCAACAGATGTAATCTCCTTATTGTACTTATTCTTAATAAATGAAATAACGTCCTCCTCTCTTAACTCAGGAGATTCATTAATAACATCAATACTCTCTACCTTTTCAGCAATTGGTGAATCCGTGAATTTCTCTTCATGTGATTCCAATAGCTTGCTTTCTACTTCTTGAATAGACTTCTGTTCTATGCCGTCAATGGCTTTTACTTTAAATTCCATGTAATTATATTTGATTTACAAAATTAATAAAAATTATTTATATATTTTAATGCTACCGTGGAGAAAACTCTGCCAAGTCAAATCCATCTAAGCTATCCTCGTTAGATTCAAAGTTTAGTGGTGGAAGATTATTCTTGCGTTGATTTATTAGTTTACTCTGTTCTGTATTTTGCTGACTAATTCTTTTTGACTTAGCAGCCTCTCTACTTTCTTCTCGACTTGTTAACTGAGATGTTTCCATTCCCCTTAACTGAAGGTTCATTTCAAATTCCCTCTCCATAAGCATCAACTTCAATTGAGCCTCTTGGTTTTGTTGGTTTAGTTTAGACTGCATTTCAGCATCATTTATTTGCATTTTAGATTGAGATTCCATCTGAATCCTTTGCATCGCAACCTGAGCTGCCATCTGTTGAGACTGCAATTGTTGCTGTGCTTGCATTGCTTGTGATTGCATAGCCATCTTCTCCTCTCTATCCTGCTTGGCTTTACGTTTAACCTTTAGTAATTGGTTAGCTAATTTTATATTCTTAATCTCCCTAATATCTATAGCATCCTCTAGATTAATGTCCCCCTTAGAAAGAGCCATCTGAATATTCTGCTCAAGCTGTGCCTTTTCTTCCTCATCCGGAGCAACCTCAATAAAAATACCGAAGTCATATATGTAAAGGTCCTTGATGTCATCGAGTATAGAAACATTATACTTACCAATCTTATTTATAAAGTCGTCCTTGAAATCCGAGTACTCTAGTATATCACTAATGCGATACGTTAATGCCTCAGATATTGTTCTAAACATATACAAACTTGCATTGAGTATGTGACGAGTAGCTGTGTTTGAATTTAATGCAGCCAACTTCTGTAATCCAACTAATGAGTTAGGGTCAGGCATACTCCCGTCTCTAGCTTCATTTAATCCCGTTACGTCACGTATCATACCCATGTAATGGTTGTAGTTCCCTATAAGCATTTGAGTCTTAGCAGCACCCGAATTTGAAGTCAATTGCTGTATCGGAACTCTAGCATTATTAAACTCTCCATCTCCCGTGTAAGACCTGCCGATAACACTACCTGTTTGGAAGTATAACCTTAATGCATCCTCAGGGTTGTATGCGTTACCCGTTCCAAGGTCGACTTCGTTCAGCCCATCTGCATCAATAAATACCCCGTCAGGAACAACTTTTGATATAACCTGTTGAAGCTTCAAGTGTGTAATCTGAATAAGGTCAGTAAAAGGAATCATTCGTCTTACTAATGACTCAATAACACCCTTATACATTCTAGGTGCAACTGCAACATAGTTTGGTAGTGCGTGCTGACTTGTTGACTTAGGTCGAACCATATTCTCAGCAAGTTCCCACTTCAATATGTAGTTAGTTCCCATAACCATTACCCCATCATACCAAACATCAATGGTCTTAGAAATCCTTTCAAAGCTACCCTCATCCATCATCTCCTGTGGAGGATTGAATTGGTCATCCTTCTCTATAACCTTAGTAGACCCCGTTTCTTCATTTATCTTCTTCTTATAGACCATTTTTTTCGTGGTCTTGTAGTTAAAGTACATCAAGGTTACAGTATCCCTGTGGAAAATATTATTATCATAATACTGTGCAGTGTTATAGTAGTCATACCAACTCTGCCCACTTTTAGAAATTTCTTCTAAGTCTTGAGTAGTAAGCTTAGGGTCAATCTTAATTAACTCAGTTATAGGAACTGTTTTGACTTCACCCCAATAGAAACAATCCGTAAAGTGTGGGTCTTCAGTATAGCTATATATGACATTAGCAGGGTCTACGTATTTAATCTCAACACCTGACCCCGGAAGAAACTCGTGCTTACAAGTTGATATTCCCAATACCGTAAGGTCATAGTCAAGCCTCTTTCTTAAATCAATATACTTGTTTTCATCAAGCATAGTATTTATAGCTTCCTCTTCAGCTATCTCTATAGCCGGCTTGTAGTTAATCTGCATGTATAAGGATAACTCCTCATCGGTTGCGGGAAGTGTATCGGGGTCTACAGTATATGGGTTAACCCCCGCTTTACTTTGTATAATGTCCAATATGGGCTTTGCTTCCATCTGACCTTGTATCATATTCTGATACTTGCTCCTCTTTGATTGAGAGACTGCATCCTGAGCATACGCCTTAACCTTAAACAGCCTGTCAGACATCCCGTTAACAACTATGTCTACAAACTTTGGTATTATGGGAACGGGTGTCCAATCTAAGTTTAAATAAGATAGGTCTCCATTGATAGCCAACTCATTCTTGTATTTAGCAACCGACTGCTCTCCACGAGCATATAAGCGAAACTTATGAAAGTCTCTCCATTGATTGTAAAATCTACATTGATTCCCGTCCTTTTTAAACCACTCATATTGAATAGCTTGCCCGATTTGTAAACCGAAAGTTTCTGTTGCCTTTTCTGCATCAGAAACAAATTGACTAGGAAAACCTGCCGCTGAAATATCTACTTTAACATCTTTCATGTAATAATTTGACTTGTTGTCCCCTTGTTATTATATCTTGCAAAGTTAATATTTATTTTTGATTGTTTTTTCTCCGGTTGATAAAGATGTTTTTGACAAGCCATAATAGCTAACCCGGAACTTATAGACGCATCAAAATTAGTTCTGTTGCTTATATCAAACTTTGCCCAATCCTCTAAAGTCCTTGTAAAAATCATAGAACCAAACTCGTCGGATTGTCTGTATGAACCATCAAAATCTATTCCCACATACTTTTCTATGTAAGACTCTATTGCTGATGCGTGTGCTTGCTTAACATCCTCACTTGTGTTCGGTATACCCCCTAGCTCTTTTTCTGTCTTAGACAGCTTCGTATAGTGCTTGTCGGGTCTGTTTACGCAATACCCACGATACCCCCTATTCTTGAAGTGGTAAAGTAGGCGAGGCTTATTGTTCTCAATTAGTATCGGCATTCCATAAAATACACAAGCCATCAGTACGTCTTCGTAAAATATTTCAGCAGTTTGAGGTCTAGCAACATACTCCAAGAAGAACTCATTGCTTGGTGCGTCGTCCATGTTAAACTTAGTCAGTCCATGAAGTGCTCCATTTGAACCTCCTCCCCCAACAACCCCCGATATGTCATAAGAGTCACAACCAAAAGCCCCAAGGTGCTCGTTAGGTGGATACATAGAACCATTCTTGTTTATAGGAGTAGTGCTTATCTTCGCACTAGGTGTCCAACTTACATAGAACCTGCCACTATTGTTTGGAGAGAATATAACCTTAGTATCCTTTATACCGTCCCTCCAATGGAAAGACCCACGTGTTACGTGATGCTCTCGTATCAAAGAATCGTTATAGTCTATCTGTTGATATATTTTAGTTAAGTTGAATATAGACTGCTTACTCTCGTCTCTAAATGCATGAGACTCAGTCCTAGGAAACTGCCTGTAGAATTCATTTAATGCATCAGCATCATTCTTTAGTGAATCAACCTCAGCCTCCCAATAGTCAATAGCCCCTTGGTGTATAAGTTCGTTGTCTATCCCCAATAATGCTTTTTCAGGATTTTTAAACACAGGCATCCCATATCTGTCAATAAATCCCTCCATGTTCCATTCCATTGGTATGAAAAGAGAATACAATCCACTTCTAGTCTGTCCGTTAGCACTCCTGTGTTGTACATCAGAATCCTCGTAGTGCTTCTTAAAGTTGCTACCACCCTTAGACAGGGCATTAGACGTAGAACCCATCATACACTTGCCTATAATCTTGCTACCCAACCTTAGACACGTTTTAGTTACACGCCAATTGTTAAGTATATTGTTTGGCTTTATCCATTTACCACTCTCGTCATGTACTAAAAGTAAAAGTTTTTCACCATCATAGCTATTATCATCCGTGTTCTTCCAATCAATTGTAGTATCCAATCCCTCTATAATGTTATTGTCAGAGTCAAACATGTTCTTCTTCGTAATCTTAGAAGCAGGTACACGATACGCCAACTCAGTCTTTGGCTTGTCCATCCCATCCATGATAGGCTTGAAGAAGAATGGCAGCTTGCTGTTTATGGGTACAACCTTGTCTGTAAACATTTTCTTTGCATCACTACCCGTCTTAGATAGTATCCCAATTCTCGCATCTTTTGCTAGTGTTGCAGTATTGACACACTCCGAAGATGACATAAATGAAAATCCTGAACGCCTAATCTTCAAGTATACCATACCAAAACTACGCTTGTCAGCCTTGCAAGCCTCCCAAAATATATGTAAGTACCTATTGGCTTCTCTGTACTCAGGGTATCCAACGTCAATAGATGCCCACTGAAGATACATATAGTGAGACCCCGTTACATATGTTGGGCTTCCATTGTTCATAAACCAATACCCCTCCTCCCTAAAATCAAACTCACTTTCAATTAAGTCTACCCATCTACTTTTAAACTCCCTAGGCATATCATTCCATTGAAAAATAGATTGTATCTTTGTAAGTTCTTTTGGAAGTTCCCTTCGCTCCCAATACTGTTTGTCTTTATTAATATGACGCTGCTCACATTTAATTGGGGCAAGTGGCAGCCCTATCTTTAAATTCTGAATTTCAACAACTTCACCTAAAGTTCCATCCCTTGATATTACAATTAAGTCATATGTATCGTCATAGCCATACTTCCAACTCTTGGCTCTATTCTTATTGGATAGTACGCCCTTGGGTATGTACTCCTCAAGTACCTTGTATATGTTATTTTGACCTTCTTTCTGCAAAACCTTGTTTTGTATCTACCTTACTTGGACCAATCCCTATTGAATCTATGGCTTCCTTCTCCGCATCAATCCTATTCAGTATTTCAAATGCATCAAATATTGCCAATTTCTTAGTTGCTGCAGCGTTCTTCAACCTATCTGCCGATATATCATCATCTTCGGGGTCGTGCTTTATAATCTGCTCCTTAGCAACCTTTATTAGTTGCTCTACAGCAATATACCCTGCATCAATTATTTTTAATTTTACTTCTGTTGAATTCATCTTTTATACAATTTATGTTTCTTTAAGAACACAAC